TCAAGCCGAGCTTTGATCGCCGTCTTCATCTCTTCGTTCATCGATATAGCCCCCTTCAAGCAACTCCTTCAATCTCAGCTTTGTAGTAGCTCCAGCATAGGGTTTATAGGGATACGTATCATCTTCCCAATAAATATGCTTTTCGCCATTCTCATCAACTGAGTTCAAGTTGCTGTCAGTAAAAGCTTTAGTTACCACGTAAGCCATTAGACCTCACCTGGCTTCTTTCCGGTCGTACCAGTTGTTTTCTTTTGCTTACCGATACGCTTATCTTCATCAACGTTTGTCACTTCGTTATTAACTTCTTTGTTTTCAGGTGCACCAGTCATACCAGCCTTACCTGTCACATCAGAGAATGTCACCTTAACTACCTTAGTTGGATCATACAAGTAAGGCGCGTAGAAAGATGTTGCGTAAATATCTGTACGTAAAAGTCCCGGCTTACGATCTGGTTCGATGTTGACACCACGCTTCATCATCAATTTGATAGCTGGTTTTTCACCGTTAGCAGTCTTGATAAGGAAAGCTTCGTTAGCATTTAACTTACGTGAACGAGTGAGTTGTACACTCAAAATGTCACCGTAAACGCCTTTAGATAAAGCTTCACTGCCTAATTGCGTACCACGCAACCAATCCTTGCCAGCTTGCAAACGTAATTTACCGGCAGCCTTTGGAGATACTAACAAGACGATACGATTATCATCTTCATCATTGTACATGTCTAATGCTTCTTGAATACCGTCAACGGTCGCTGCTACTGAAACAGCTTGTGTTGCGTCTTTCAAAGTTGCTAAGACGTCGTTGTCTACTTTGTTAGCCATAGCCTTAGCTAACTGAGATGATAGTTCGCCGTAAGGATCACCATATCCCGTGAGTAAGGCTTGATCTGTGATAGAACCGCCCTTTGCTATCCCTTTAATAGTTGCTGCCTTAGATCCGTAGGTTAGCTTGCTCGTTTCGATAGGTTCGCCTTCTTTCAGATCTTCAGCGTCCCCGATGTAGTTCCACGCAGGAAATTCGATCGTTGTACCTGGTCGACCTTCTAAAGTGTTATCCACTGATGCGAGTGGTGTAAACTTCATTTCTGCTGTCAATTTAGCTGGGATCATGTCAGCTAAAACTTGTGGGTCAAGCATATCTTGACTTTGTGTTACTTGATTTGCCATTGTCTATTCCTCCTAAAAAGATTTTTGAACCAGCTCTTGATATAGATCTGGCTGATTTTTCTTGAGTTCTAAACGTTCCGGATAGGCCATCTTCTTAAAATCATCTAAGGTGACAGCTTTTTCACCGCTTCCGGATTGTTTAGGCGCGCTGTTGCTGAAGTCTTGCCGGCGGATCTCCCGGGCTTTTTCTTCGACTAATTCAGTGAACTTGTCGATACGTTCAGCTGTTTTCTCAGCTGAATCAGCCACGACCAGGTCTAAAACATCTTCATCGACTGAGATCCCTTTTTCTTTCAAGATCCCCATCGCTGTTTTCTCCATGTTTTGGCGCTGGATCGTAGCTCGAAGTTGTTCTAACTCTTCGTCACGTTTCTGATCTTCATATTTCCGGCGTTGAGTTGCATTCATCTCTTCGAGTTTCTTTGCTTCGTCTTGTTCGGCCTTAACTTTTGACTTAGCTTCTTCAAAGAGCTTTGAACGCAATTTTTCTTCACTGCGCTTAACACGATCTGCAACGATACGATCAACTTCATCTTGAGTAAATGTCTTTTCTTGTTGTTCAGACGCATGCTCTTGTGACATTTCTTGTACGTTTTGTTCTTCTTGATCCAAAGTGGATCCCTCCTTTTTAAAGTCTTGTTTGACTGTTTTGCCTTGCAGCTTTTAACGCCGTCAGCATGTTTTGGGCAAAATAAAAAGACATCCCACATGGAATGCCTTTATTATATCAACGGTAACCAGTCTCTAGCTTCTTTGGCTACCTTGTAAGCTTTTTGCATCAATTAATTTTCTTCCAGATACTGGATGCCTTGGCTAGTGATGTGCCAGTTTCTTGGGTGATTGAGTACGCTGTTTTCTGGTGAAACAACATCCATAAACTCAACGCCCTTAACATAACCATCATCAGATAGCATTTTCATAGTCTGATAGAACTGCCGATCTGAAATACCTAACATATTAGCATTCAGACTATCGACACTAGCATCTAAGCCGTTTTCGTAACTGTCATTTAGGTATTTCAAGATCTTGCATGCTACTCGAGCATAGGAATTAGACTTCATATTCATCCCTCCGTGTACTAAAAAAGCACCCTATCTGAGTGCTTTAATTTCCTGTAAATGCTTCAGGCCATTCTGTTAGTTTATCATTTTCTTCTTCAAATCGTTTATCAAAGTAAGCTATCTCTTCTTCTGTCAGTCCTTCAACATAAGGATCGGAAGAATATACGATATCTTTTTTTGGTATGAAATTCATCAATTTTTTGATACGATCCTCAACTAAAGCTTTTCGCATTTTATACCATATCCTTCCAGTTTTTTAACAGTTTCATTGTAAGCTCTTTCTACATCATCAGTATAACCATTTTTTATAATATCTTCAACATTTTTATCAAATAAATGTTGATGAAATGGTCGATTACCATGACTGTATTTATAGATATTACCATCATGAGTAACAACAATCCCAAAACTATACCCTCTAAATCCAGATGCTGTGTAGTCTGAACCCGTTGGAGGAACATTTGTTGGATGGTTATGCATCCCTATCATCGTCCCTCTACCGTACTCAGATATCAATTCTTTGACTCTTTCGCTTGAAACCGAAACCTCGAGTTTATTAGAATTTCCGAAGGACTTATTTACTACATTTCCTGCACTATCGAAAATATAACTATCTTCACCATCTGTACCTGTTCGGTGCGTCAACATTGCAATAGCATATTTTCTTAACTGTTGATTTACTTTCGGATCGTCAGTTAGATTGTCAAACTTAGATTTGAACTCATCTGAATCAATGAAGTCAAAATCTACTTTATTATCACCTATTCGATTTTTATCACCACGTTCAACACTAATAGACATTCTTCTACACCGACAATTTGGATGCGAACTTTCTGGTACTCTCGGGCTGTCCTCATCACCAACTTTATACGGCCCACTCATCGCAAGTAGCGTACACTTTTGACAAGCTCCTGGCTCAATGATCCAATTAAAATACTTCACGTTGTTTACCTTAAATGTCTGTTCAACGATCGCATCTTCTCTTGCAGCTGCTTCAGTTCGAGCAGTTCGTTTAGCTTTAACTGTTGCGTCTCGAAGTATCTTAGGAATATTATCAGCACGCATACTTTCCGCATTTCCCGGATAAAAATGATTTGCGATATCTTCTGCGCGCATCCCTTGCGATACCATGCCATTGATCACATTGCTGATCCGGTTGACAGCTTGATCGTGATCTGTCAATACTCGCTCAGTCCAAGGAATAAAATCTTTTCCTGTCTTGACTTTGAACTGACGTTTGACTCATTGCAGTGTAATAGTCCACTCGGTCTTGTTCTTGCACTGACAGGTCATTTGGGAGCTTGTCATACTGTTGTTTGAGTAAAAGCAGGTCTCTCACTGTAACTTTGCCATATAAATTAGCTGGCACGACTACACCATCAACGGCATAACGATTGTGCACATCGCTTACGATCGCACGTAAAGTATCGATCGCCTGGTTATAGACTTCTTCGATCTCGGCATCGGTCGCATGATCACGTTCAAGCAGATGATCAATCCTTTTCTTGACTTGTTCGACTGTTTGCATTTGGATCACCGTCCGTTACTGCGTTAGTTTGCTTCAAAACCTGCATATTTGCTTTCATCTGCTCATTTTTCTCCTGTTCTATACGCTCTTGTTCCTGCCGTGGATCATTAACGATAGAAAGCGTCTTGAGCCACGTTTCACTTGATACCAGGTTCGCTAAGATTTGGGCCGTTTGAGCTTCTGAAAGCGTGTCGTGTGGTAGATCGTATTGGAAATTGATATCAAGGTCTTTCCACGCTTCTCGACTGATGTTTTCGATCAGATCTGAAGCAAACACGACTTGATACATGTCCTTCAATGACTCGATAAAACCACGAGACTTCAGAGTGGCCAGATTTAACATCGGCTTGTACTTCATTTCGAGCGCCACACCTGTTGAGTTGCCAAAATCTTTATCGTTCAAGTTAGTTATCATCGAGACTTGATAAAGATTATCGATGACTCGATTGATAAGATTTTCCTGCGTCGTATCAGCATTTGGCTTAGACAAAAAATCGACGTCTAGACTTTCCGGTGTCTCGTTTGGATCATCACTTTCGCGCGATTTCAGATTGATGATGCGATAGTTGCGCAAATTCTCCAGATCATCTTCGCTAAGGATCGCTCCTAAGACTTTCATGTATGCATCAGCAAAATAATCGACGTCGTTCGCTTTCTCAGACATCGCCTTGTCGATCTCATCGATCAGCGGTAAAACATTCTTGATCACACTTAAGCGCTCATCATTTTCCACGGCTTCAATGATCGGGATCATCCCAAACGGGTTAGCTTGTCGAACACCGAAATTACTTGTATTGCGACTAGTATCAGATTCCCATTGGTAACGCTCAGAAAAGACTGTGATCTTATAGTTAGTTGAATTTCCAATGTGTCCATACCGAACCGCATACAGTGGCTTATGAGCTACTGTATTGTCATAGATCACAAATGTATCAAGTGGCAAAGCATCAGTCACATAGATCTCGCTATCATGACTGTAGACATAAAAATAAGCCCTACCATAAATGCAGGACTCTTTCCAGACACGAGCGATCACACTATCCATTTTGCGTGACACATTGAACTGGGATAACGATTTATTTCCTAGGTCTTCCGGTAACATGATCTGAACAGGTTTACCAACAGAAAAACCAGTGAACGTGTCGACTAACTTTTTCGGATAGTTCAAAACAAGGCGATTATCTGGTTTGTTATTTGGTTTTGGCAAAGCTCTTACGATAGCGTCATGATCCGCCTTGTAATATCTGCGCATTTTTGCGTACTCACGAGCAAGTTGCTCGTTTTCTAAAATGAAGCGCATGACATCTGATAGTGTGATCTCTTTTTCGCTATCATAATAAAATACGTTATCAGCGCTCACGATACAACGATCATTCAAATATTTCACTAGATCCCCTCCTTTCGTAGTTTGATGTTTTTACGTTTCTTGGTATATAAGACTTTCATCGCAAAGTACCGATCGGCGTCCATGCAGTGATCATGTTCTTTGACAACAGCATCTTCGCCTCGATCAGCGGCTTTTTTGTCCCACATGTATGATCCAAATTCCTTGATCGTGTGTTGGCTAGCTTCAGTCCACTTCATCTTGCCCTGGTTCATCTGCGTCATCATGAAACGCACGCCATCTAAAACATTGTTGTTAGCATTGACGACGCCAAAGCCCCGATTTCGCAAAGCTTTTTTGAAAGAAGCTGCAGACGGGTCGACGATCAATTGGACATCCCTACGCTCTAAGCGATTATCAAAGAAAAAATCTTCAAGATCGTCGATATATTGCCCGTCTGTCTTCTGGCATCCTGTCTCACGACCTGAATAGTAATACTCGGCGTTGTTGTACCAAACACCCTTAAACGAGCTCCAGAGCTTAAATACAGTCGCATTTTGCGTACCGTAATCAATGCTGATCCATTGCTTTTCCCAAACCGTGTTTTTAGGGATGTCGGCTACCATTTTTTCACGATCGAAATTGTCATAGACTAGCCCATCAGCCATCGCCCATTCGCCTAAGATATACCGTCGATAAAACACGCCAGAATACATTGAATCGTAGCGCTCAAGCGTTTCTTTTGATAATGACGGATTATCCTTCATCAGAAAATGGATCCGGATTGCTTTTTTCTTTGTCAACTCATCGATCCACTGTAATTTGAACCAGTGATAAGGCGAGTCCGGGTTACAGTTGAACCATGCTTTAGATCCTTCATTGCGCCCGTTGAACTGCATCATAGCCCAACGAACATAGGACAAAGACATCACGACTGTTTTACCGGCACGAACAGAACCATCGCAAATGATCGCAAACTTATCTTGATACTTAGGTACTTGCCACCAAAAAAGAACTTGAAGTTGCTTTCTGGAAAAGGGATGAAAGGCAAATCTGATATTAAGTTTCGATCTCATCACCATTTCCAAACACTCCTTTCATCCCGTCTTGGACAGCACTTGCTAAGTCGTCTGTGCGTTCTTCGTCTTCATCAGTACCAAACTCTTCTTGCCTGATCTGGACTTCAAAGGCATTAGGCATCGCTTTAGCTTCGGCTGAATCAGCTTCAGCTTTGAGTTTACGGATCTGTTCAGCAATAAAGGGATCGTTACCTGGATAACGTTTCATAATCTCTCTTGCTGCGCTTATTCTAGTTTTTAGATCCGCTTCTTTTTGTTCTTTAGCATCTGCGATCTTGTGAGACTCAATTTCAGCCATTTTGGCGTCAATATAGGATTTTATTCTTGCATTTTCTAGCATTCTGCCTGCTAAAGATTTCGCATAGGCTTCTGAGTAACCTGCTTTAACTGCTGACTGATAAATATTTCCAGACTTAATATACTCATCAGCAAACGCCTTTTGTTTAGGTGTTAGCTTCTTCACTTCATTTCACCCACCTCCGATTTTAAGTAAAATAAAAAGCCAGCCTGTCATAGCTGACTTTCTTCGATTATTTGTACAACCCTTGGGGCTAATATGTACAACTCCTGTATTTTTTTGTTCTCGACTGTCGTTTTACCAAAGTGGGCAACTATCTGCCTCTTGCTTGTAGGTAAAATAACTTCATGGCCTAACAGATCCAACACATCTGAATCATAAATACTCAGATAATTTCTATGCATATCATTTTGATACATTGCATATACTATTGCTTTCTTCCTACCTCCAAGCCCTAGCACATATGCTTTATATCTTAATTGCTCCTCATGCTTGTTAGTTTGTTCTTGTTCAGAAATTTTTTCTCCTCTAATTCTCTTTGTTTACTTTCAAAGAAATCACCAACTAAAGTCGCAATAAAAAATAATGTTAATAAAACAATCAGCCAAGTAAATTTTCTATAAAACCATTCCAAGTGCAACGTCTCTTCAAAAGGAATAGCTAGTAACACTAAGCACCCAAATAACGACATTATAAAACGATCCTTAGAGTTCAATTTTAAAGCCTCCAATACAGCTTTTATATACTCCAT